CTATGACTTATCTTATTCGACGCCATGGGACAAGAACACAATAGAACCTCACTTTACTGCTGGAGCATGTCTCGAGAGAACTTTATCTGAGGGTGGCACTTTAAGCTACCTTCGAGAAGTATTTCAGTTCTACCAAGATTACTACCAAAGTGACGGATCTGATCTTAGTGAAGATCTTTCTAGGACATTATTAACACTCCAATCGTATCCTCCTTTGGAATCCCTTACTACAGAGCACTTGTACTCTTTGGATAGAAGGTCTTCCCTTATAAAGGATGCCATTAGAATGATTTGTCTACTGGAACTTAAGGACTTATGGGGTCATGAGTGTGATTCCTCTTGCGATTTTATGTCTCAAGAGGACAAAGTCAAATATCACCCCACTTGCCTTTCTATGTCTCTGCCGGAAAAGGGAGGGAAAGTCAGAACTGTAACGATATCTTCTGCCTTTCTCATTTTCCTGGCTCATTGCATACAACCAATAGGACTCGCGGTTTTACGATCAAGGAAAGAATTCGATCTTCCAGTGAAGGGATTAACCCGCGAGAACATTGCTGCCTCTTTATCTCTGCTACGAGTGAATCCAGATGACACTTTTGAATTTATGTCATCTGACCAAGTCTCCGCCACCGACAACTTCTCTCAAGAACTCTCACAGGCTCTGTGGGATGGTCTTTTAGACGGCTACCCGGGTGTTGAACGGTGGATGTATGAAGTAGCTAGAGTTTGTAATGGTCGATATCTGAACTTTACCCCGAAAACTTGCCGCGTTGGAATGACGGACAAGCTTCTTTATGATAAATTTCAGGCTATGCGAACACAAAGGCTAGATTGCCTTGAAAAAGAGTTGGAACAAGAGTTATCCGGACTTCATCCGGCTGACTGTTACAATTACATACTTCGAGAATATGGAATTGCTTATGAACCACTCTGTTGGACCGAGAAACTCCCCAAAGTCGGGTTTGATCCAGAAACTTACCTCCGCTATAAGCGAGGGAAACGATCTGGAATGTACCGCCAATGGCATGAGTATCTAGAACCAGTTGTTAATCCTTCAGGAACGTATTCTACCGTATCCGGACTGAAGGCACAAATCTATTTGATGGCTAAAGAAATCCGTAAGGCTAAACCATGGAAAAGACGACACCGAATACGTCAAGACATGGATAACTACCGTTATGGACTCCTAACCGCGTTTAACAAGAATGAATATCTCTCTAATCGTTCGATCCTAATGGGGATGCCCACTTCCTTCCCTATTTTGAATCTGACAAACTTGTTTAACTCTGATGGACAACGTGTAATGAACATGATATATGGAGACGACAGCTTGATTGTCGGATCCTCTAAGTCCATAAACACTTATCGCGAGCGATGTGTATCCCAAGGCGGAAAATTCAATGTCTCCAAAGAGGCACGGAATAACCGACGTGGAATTATCGCTGAAATCATAATAGAACGTTACAAGGCAACATGTAGAATCCTGCCTGGGGTTAAAGGTCGAGTATTTCTCCCTCACCGCCAGTCAGGATCTGAACCATGGTACTCTTGCTTCTCCGCTCTAGAAGATCAATTGTCTCTATTTCCCCTACCTTCCTTTCAAAAGGAGTTCTTTCA